TGCTGAACCGTTATAAAACAAGTTTAGTTTGTTACCTGTTGCGGTAGCACTAATGCCTTCGCCTTGGGCACCAGCATCGCCATTAATATCGCTTACTACTTGGTTTAATGTTGTACCTGTAGTTGTAACTGTTGTTGGTGTTCCGTCGATTGTAAATACAATGTTACCTGTTCCACTAGGTGTTGAACCTGCTGTACCTGAAACAAATGCCCAACTTGCAATCCAAGCATTAGAACCTACTTCTACCCATGCACCTGTTGAATTTTTATACCATAGGCGATTTGTATTTGTTACAGCAACAATAGCATAATCGCCTACTGCGCCTACGCTAGTTTTTGGAGTAAAATCTGATCCAGCATAATTAACAACTTTTGAAGTGTCAGTAATTACTGTTGGAACTTTGTTTACAAAACTTTGTCCGTTAGTAACACTAGCAGCTTCGCCGTTCCATTCAAAAATGCCGTAGCTTGTATCGTCTGTGTCAAACCACCAAGAACCATCAGCAGGATCTCCAGCAACTTCGGTTGCACTGCCTGTTAGTTCGCTAAGGTCTGCATCGGCTCTTACAACATATGCTCGATTAGCTACGCCAAGATAACTATATGCTGCTTGTAATCCGTATTCGTTTTGTTCACCTGCGTGAATCATATTATTACTTGCATCTGAATAAAACAATGCATCGCCAAAAGTTTCTGACAATTCACGTTGTGAACTCATCAAATATACTTTACCTGCGTTTGCTTTTGTTGTACCTGGTGCAATACCAGTGCCGCCTGGATTCTTTTTATTTTGCTTTGTAGCAATGAAAATTAAAGGTGTTGTGCCTGGTTCTGCCGGAGTGTAAAAACTCTCGTCAATAACGCTAACCTGTACACCTGGTGATGTTAATGCCATTCTATGTCTCCTCATGGGTATTTTTGTTGCTAACAATATTTATCCATACCCTTGTAAAACACCGGTTTTTAGCCGTTATCTAGGAGTTTAATGGTTGACAAAATTGCTAATTGTGTTAATATAACACTATGAAGAAAAAGTTATTAGTAATAGGTCACGGAAGACACGGCAAAGATACTGTGTGCGAAATACTTCGTGATGAGTTTGGTTATACGTTTGAAAGTAGTAGTCAGTTTTGTTCAAAATTATTCATTTATGATGACCTAAAAAACAAGTACAATTACAATAACGAAGAAGAGTGCTATGCAGATAGACACAACCATCGCAAAGAATGGTACGATGCTATTTGTGATTATAATGTAAAAGACGGTGCTGCACTAGGCAGAGAAATGTTTGCCGAATATGACATCTACTGCGGGCTACGAAATAAGCGTGAATTTTTTGCAATGAAAAATACAGGAGTATTTGATTATGCTATTTGGGTTGATCGTAGCAAATTCTTAATGCCCGAATCAAAAGATAGTATGAGCCTCGAACAGTGGATGGCAGATTATACTATTGACAATAATGGTAATTTAGACGATCTTTGGTTTAATACTAGACAGCTAATGAAATACATTACCCAATAACAAATCCGTATCCTGTGCCGCCTGCTACAGCCAATGCAGCTTCTGCTTCTAACTTTTCCATTTCAGCTTGAGCTTCTGCTTTAAGACTTGCACCATTTAAACTAGTTCCACCTTGCGGTCCAGCAATAGTAGCAAACTTTTCTCTTGCTTCACCTAACATATATTTGCAACTTGCAAGTGTATAATCTTTAATCCATTGCTTTGCTCTATAATCTTCAAGTAGTTGACTATCAGGTCTAAAGTTATAACAAAACATCAAAACTTCTTCAACACTTGTTCTTGGACGTTGTAAGATAGTTAATGCTTTTGTAGTAGAATTCCATGTAAATTCAATAAACGATCCAAACATTCTACCTACTAATTCTTGACGTTGAGCAAACAATTCATAAGATGCTAAACCGCCAACGCCACTAGCTGCTAGTAAGTATGTGTTTGTATATGCAAGATTGAACGGTTCAAACAAACTTCCGCCATCTCCGCCACCTGTGCGTGATCCAACACTGCGTCTGTATATTTGACGAACTTCTTCAATTTCCTGCGGAAGTACATACTCATTTTGATCTTGTACTAACTTAAGAGTTACATAGCTTTCTTCAACACTATGCTCAGTTCGTTGTCTGTATTTTGATAATGATTTTGTAAGTGCTGCTTCGTAATGAATTGGGTCGAGTTCTACGTCTACCATGCCACCACCAAGGAATGCATTTACATAATCAAATACTTCTTGTTTTTGTGTTACTAAATCGGCCATTGATAATCTCCACTAGTATTTATCAATGCCATAAATATACATATGCCACGTTTATCTTTATATAGACCAAATAAAACAAAAGATTATGAATTCTTAGATAAAGTTATCTATGAACAATTTTCAATTGGCGGAACAGATATAAATGTTCACAAATACATTGGTCCTGAAAATCCTAGTGATGCAAACGCAACTGCATCTGAGCCACAATACGATGTAGTAAAAGAAACTAACATACAAGACATGTTATTCTTAGAAAACAGAGATCGTAAATATGATCCTGATGTTTATAATATGAGAGCAATATATAATGTATCAGATACCGATTTTAATCTAAGTCAATTTGGACTATTTTTACAAAACGATACACTGTTTATGACAATACATATTAATAGCAGTGTTAAAACGCTAGGTCGAAAAATACTATCAGGAGATGTTGTTGAATTTCCACATTTAATTGATGAATATGCATTAAATGATTATAGTGTAGCATTAAAAAGATATTATGTAGTTGAAGATGTAAACCGGGCTGCCGAAGGATTTAGTCAAACATGGTATCCGCATCTTTATAGAGTTAAATTAAAGCAAATATACGACGGACAAGAGTTCAGCGAAATATTAGATTTACCAGCAGGTGATGATGCAAATAATACACTGCGTGATGTATTGAGTACATTTGAAACCGAAATGCAAATTAACAATGCAGTGGTTGCACAAGCTGATGCAGATTCTGCAAAAAGTGGGTACGATACTAGTAATCTTTACACATTACAAGTTGACAATCAAGGTCGACCTGAATTGGTTACCACTGATACTAATGAACTTGATGCATCGCAAGCTGACTTACTAGCTGATAGAGTTTCTCAAACTCCTGCTAGAGAAGGATATCAAGGATATTTACTAGGTGATAATATTGCTCCAAATGGCGAATCGTTTGGAAGTGGAATTCAATTTCCTAATGCTGCGCAAACAGGCGATTATTTTTTACGAACTGATATGCTGCCAAACAGACTATTTAGATATGATAACAGTCGATGGATTAAAGTTGAAGACGGTGTTAGAATGACACTAAGTAATACTGATACACGCTCAACACTTAAAACAGGGTTTGTTAACAATTCGACTACCTCGACAATTGGTGGCGATACTGTTGTAGAAAAACAAAGTTTATCTAAAGCACTTAAACCAAAGGCAGATAATTAATGCAACATTTTTATGATGGACAGATTAGACGTTACATAACACAACTAGTACGTTTGTGTAGCGGTTTTCAATGGCAAGATAGCAGCGGCGGATTACGAAGTATACCAGTAAGTTACGGCGATTTAACAAGACAAGTTGCTAATATAATCAAAGAAAACAGTGAAAATAAAATGCCAAGTGTGCCACGTATGGCTGTATATATTACTGGATTGGAGCTAGATAGAGAGCGTCTAGCAGATGCTACATATGTTGAAAAAGTTAATATACGTGAAAGAGCTTATGACGAAGCAGGCAACGAATACCTTAATACACAGGGTAAAAATTATACAGTAGAACGCATAATGCCTACACCATATATGCTACGTGTTAATGTTGATATTTGGAGTAGCAATACAGATCAAAAACTCCAAATTATGGAACAGATATTATCATTGTTTAATCCTAGTCTTGAAATTCAAACTACCGACAATTACATTGATTGGACTAGTTTAACTAGCGTATATTTAGAACAAATTAGCTTTTCAAATAGAACACAGCCAATTGGTGTTGATAGCGAAATTGATGTTGGTACATTAAGTTTTAGTACACCTATCTTTATATCACCGCCAGCCAAAGTTAAAAAACTTGGTGTTATTACACAAGTTGTTGCTAATATATTTGATGAAACACGAGGAACTGTTGACTTAGGCGATACAGTACCAGAACTTAGTGCATATGCTGATACGCCAGTTCCGTTAACTAAAACGACTACTGTAAATAGTGATCCAGAAACAAAAACTGATATCACAGCTAATATTAATTCAAGAGGAACATTGTCTGCCACTTATCAAAACTACGGAGTATACATTACAGGCAACATAGCAAGGCTTGTTGACAAACGAGAAGTTGGAACAACCAATTGGCAAACTATTATCGAATCGTATCCAGGAACATATACTGCTGGATTAAGTCAAATACGTTTAAGAACCGAATTAGGAAGTTTTATTGTAGGACAAATTACATTAAATCCTATGGACGAAACACAATTAACAATAACGTGGGATAGCGACACACTACCAACTGGCGATGTTGTTGAAGGTCCTGCACGTAATAGTAATAGTTATACAAGTTTTGACAAAATTGTTGAGCCACAGAATTATAATCCAACAGACGATAAAGTAGCCGGATTTAGAATACTGTTATTAGAAGCAATTAACACTAGTGAAAACGTTGGCGGTAGTGTTGGCGATACACCGTATAACTATACCTATGACGGTCCTGATGCTTGGAAAAACAACGATGGAACTGATTTTGTAGCAAACGCTAACGATGTTATTGAGTGGGACGGCACTGCTTGGCAAACTGTAATTGATTCAACTGACAGTACAAACGGTATTAATCAGAAGAATTTAGCAACAGGTGTAATTTATACATGGACTGGCACAGATTGGATTAAGGCCTACGAAGGCGAATATTCACATGGTACATGGCTAATACTACTTGACGCATAATTATATGTATGAGCAAGATTATATGTAGCGGTGCGCTATTCTATACATTGGATACTAATCGATTTTTATTCTTACATAGAATACAAAGTAAGAATAAAAACGTTTGGGGGTTAGTTGGTGGCAAAAACGAAAAAGAAGAAACACCGTGGGAAGGCTTACAAAGAGAAATTTCTGAAGAAATTGGAGATGTACCTGATATTGTAAAACTTATTCCATTAGAAACATTTGTTAGTAACGACGATACTTTTAATTTTCATACATATTTGTGTGTAATTAAAGAAGAATTTATTCCAAAATTAAATGATGAGCACGACGGCTATGCTTGGGCAACTTTTAGCAAATGGCCCAAGCCGCTTCATAACGGATTAGCAAATACACTTCGTAGCAAAACTAACCAACAAAAATTACAAACTATTTTTGAACTTATCAAATTCATTGCGTAGCCAATTAAAGTCATTAATTTTTACTAGAGCTTCTAATTTGCCTCTATTAGATTCTCCGTATTTTTTGCCGTGATTAGCACCGTTAATCGCCGCATTGCCAAACTGTTTATCTTTGCCTCTAGTACACCATGCATTTAATCTAAATTCTGTTTCTTCGTCTAACTGCCCATCGATTGCTCTTGAGGCAAGTTTTACACATTCTCTAAACGCACTACGCCATGTACTAAATTCATCTGTATTAAATTTAGTAATATTACTAATACGATTGATTGTTTTAAACAGTGGACTAATACTAGTTGTCATATCTGGTTTGCTAGTATCCATATTTAATGTAAGTTCTCTTGGAAGTAATTTTACAGCACCGTATCCGTATATCAATCCGTTTACTGGATTTTGTGATTTCCATACATGTACAGTTTTTCTACTATCAGGGTCGTATGCCGGCACGTAATAATCAAAGTTAAAGTTTTCTACTATTTCGGCATCAGCATCAACAATCCAAATCATATCAGTTTTACACAACTTTGCAGCTTCAATGTGTGCAGCATGAATACCTTCTACTCCATGTACACGTTTTGCACGAGGAAATCTATCAGTTAATAATTTATAATTATTATCTGCATGTTCTTCATCTTTGCTAATAAACACAATATCATAAAGTGTAGGTGTACTTGCAACTACATTGTATTCTTTTTTGTTGGTTAAGAAACGCATATCTATTTCACGCTGTGTAACTGGACTAGTTTTACTGATTAGACTTATCCCGTCTCTAGCATCGCCATTTAAAAACACATGATTTGTTTCTCTTTCAAACCATTGATTATGTGTAAAATATAAATCAAATTTAAAATCATCACTTACATTTACTTCTGGTGGAATCATCCAAAACATTTCTGTTTTAGATTTCTTTATTGCGTTTTCATAATCTTTGTATGTATTAATAACAAACTTTTCGTATTGCACAGGACCACTAGCAACAACATCGTGTTCTTTCCTACGAGCAATTAATCTATGTTCAATTTCCTTTTCAGTTAACGGAGCGTGTTTAGTACATAAGAATAATCCATTGTGATAATCGTTATCGTCTACTCTATGTATAAACGTATGATTTATTGTTCTATCATAGCTGTTGTGTCTACTAAAATATAAACTTAAATCAAAGTCTTCATTAATTTTAATATTTGGAGTTGTTGCCCAAAACATCTCTGAGGGCGATGTATCATATGCATTAAGATAATCATCATAAGTTTCAATATTATAAACTGGAAATGGTTTTGGCTGACTTATAATAACATCATGTTCTTTTCTATGAGCATACCAACGGTGATTAATTTCTTGTTCCGTTACAGGCGAATGTGTTGAAAATAGTGCAACACCATCCCAATGTTCTCCGTTTTTAAAGATATGTGTAATATTTCTATCGTAAGTATTATCATGTGTAAAGTATAAATCAAATTCAAAATTAATATCAACTTCAACATCACTAGGTATTGCCCAAAACATTTCAGTTTTTGAATTTTGCATAGCTGCTAAGTAATCGTTGTAATTGTTTATAACAAACTTTTGATAGTTTACAGGAAAACTTGCAACATCATCCCAATGCTTTGCTTTTACTAAATGCCTATGTTCAATTTCTTTTTGTGTAACTGGTGCGTGTTTACTAAACAAAAACATGCCATTGCGATATTCAAAGTCTCCAACCAAATGTACAAATGTATGATTAATATTTCGATCATAAAAGTTATCATGAGAAAAATAATATTCGCTTTCGTCAAATTCTGAAAAATCGATATTATTACTATATCCCCAAAACATTTCAGTATCGCTATTTTCCATTGCGTCAAGGTAATCGTTATAAGTTTCAACAAGGAACATATTATAAATGCATTCTTGACTGGCTTCAATATCCCAATGTTTAGCATCAACTAAGTGTCTATGTTCAATTTCTTTTTGTGTAATTGGTTTATGTTTACTTAATAAAAATACTCCGTTGCGTGTTTGTTGACCTTTTGCATTGTGAATAAATGTATGATTTTGAAATCTATCGTATGTATTATGATGATCAAATGCTAAGTCAAAATCATAGTTATCGATATTAATATTACGACTTACAGCCCAAAAGAGTTCAGTAATACTTTCGTCCATTGCTTTTAAATATTCGTCGTAGGTATCAACAAAACATATATCATAGTCGCCATATGAGCTTGCTACAATATCCCATTCTTTTGCATTTACAATATGCCTGTGTTCAATTTCTTTTTGTGTAACTGTCTTATGTTTGCTAAACAGAAAATAACCATTATAATCAACGTTTTCGTAACCTTGATTTAAAAACGCATGATTCGATGTTCTATCATAACTGTTATTATGAGAAAAGTACAAATCAAAATCAAAATCGTCATAGTCTTTTAGGTTACTACCAACGCCCCAAAACATTTCTGTTTTAGAGTTTTCAAGTGCATATAAGTAATCGTCGTAAGTATCGATAACAAATTTATTATACACAATTACGGTACTACCTAATGTACTATGTTGTTTTACTTTTGCTAAATGTCGGTGTTCAACTTCTTTTTGTGTAAGTGTGCAAGTTTTGCTACATAAAAATAGACCATTAAACAAGTATTCATTATCATCAATTTTGTGCAGGTAAGCATGGTTTATATTTCTGTCATATGTGTCTGTATGATTAAAAACAAAATCAAAATCAAATTGACTAGTATTAATATTTCGACTGCTCATCCAAAACATTTCTGTTTTAGAATTTTCAAGTGCATACAAGTATTCGTCATACGAGTCAATTTGAAAATACTCATATGGCGCTGGTATACTAAACACTGTATTGTGTTCTTTTCTATTTACAGGATGTCTGTGTAAAATTTCGTTTTCAGTAAGTGTAATTTTTTTAGGTATAAGAAAAACACCGTTGAAGCATATTTTATCATCACAACTGTGCAAAAATGCATGAGTTTGATTTCGATCAATTATATTATGGTGACTAATGTAAAACTCGTCTAAGCACTTTTGATATATTCTAAGTTGCGGACTGCTCATCCAAAACATATCAGTTGTTGAGTTTTCTTTAGCTTCTAGATAATCTTCGTATGTTTCTATTTCAAAATAATCAAATGTTTTTGGAGTACTATAGATTATGTTGTGTTCTTTTTTTTCTGAATAAAAACGGTGTTCAATTTCTTTCCTAGTAATTTCTATATTTTTACTGCATAGTGCTACACCGTCATATGTGTTGTTATTTTTAAACACATGTGTAATATTTCTATTATACATATCGTGATGCGAAAAATATAAATTTAGATCGTTTGTTAATTTTACATCATCTGGAACACTCCAGAACATTTCTGTTCTGCTATTCTTCATTGCACGTTTGTAATCTGAATAGTTATTTACTACAAACGTATCAAACTTTTTTGGCAGACTTGCTACTACCTCGTGTTCTTTTTTTACTCCTAAGAATCGATGTCTGAATTCACGCTCACTAATTCTACAATATTTGCTTAGTAACATAACACCATCGTAACTATCACCGTTTAAAAAGACATGATTTATATGTCTATCATATTGATTGCTGTGAGGTATATACATAAACTCAAATTCAGAATTTATATCTACATCATCAGGTATCCACCAACACATATCAACTTCTAAATTATCAATAGCATTAGTATATTCTTCATATGTACTAAATGAATATGCAGGAAACGGTTTTGGTCTACTTGCTAGAATACTAATTTCTTTTTTCTCTGCATAAAACCTGTGTAGTAATTCATTATCGGTTGGTGTATAATTTTTTGGAGCAAGTATAATTCCGTCTTTGTTTTCTTTGTCTCCGTTACGAAATACATGCACATACTTTTGACTCCAATCGTCAGGCATGTATGTAAACTTAAAAAAATCACTTACTTCAACGTCATCAGGAACTAACCAAAACATATCAGTTGTAGTTTTTTCTTGTGCTTCTGCATATGTTATACCGTAGAAAACATCAAACGATGTCTTACCTGCAAGTACATCATATTTTGCACAAATATGCTTTTCCTCAAACACATCTGTATAAGGCTTTGTTGGTACTAGTTTAACTTTTTCCCAACTAAGTATTCTTTTACTACGTTTGTATACATATGGAAATTTGTATTCGCCAAGGGTAGTAGGTTTAAAATGCCACGGAAACGTTCTAAGTGTTTCGATACGTTTATCAATAATCCAAACGTAGTCGTGGTCTTTATATTGTTCAACAATACTATAATCCATTGTATCATCAGTATAGTGCTTTGGATATCCATGTAAAAAATGATTTTTTAAAACATCTTGTCCATTATACACTGTTTTACTTCGTTGTTCAAATCTGTCAACTGCTCTCATAATTTAAAACTCTTAGTTCCGTAATGTGCAACATTTTTACTTAGTGTTGCATCGATATAAATGTCAAACCCTGCATCGTTTGCATTTTTACAAAAGTATATATCTTCACCCATTATCGACTGCGATTCTTTGTGTTCAATATATTGATGCCATGGCCAATCTAGATATTCGTATACTTTTGTGTTTACTAACATGCACCCCATACCAACTGCCCAAACTTTGTGCAGCCCTGTTGACTCATTTAGTCTTAGAGAGAGGTCGTTAGAATCTGTAAATGCTACACTTTGATAGGGTGGCATCCTTGTACTGTAGCTGGCAGCTACAATTTCTTTATCGTGTTTTAATAATTGCAATGCTGTGTTTTCGGGAAGATGCATGTCGCTGTCTAGCCACAAAATATGAGAACACTGTTTTTCAAGTGCTTCTTTTATCAACTGATTACGTTGTTGAGGAATTACAGTACCTAAGTTAAGTAATAATTCGCAATCAATTGTTTTTGCTATCTTTGCTAAAGACAAGGCAAATCCTGCATGGACAAGATCTCTTGCCGCTACACATATTGCAATTTTCATTAAGTAATAGTTTCTGAAATAGTATCTACGTTAAGATTTGCTTCTGCTGCAACAGTTTGGTCGTTTAGTGTTCTTGCTTTTTTAACTGCAATAGTTACTGCTTCGGTAAAATCTTCTTCTGATAGCGAACTCATAACTACCATATTTTCAGGCTGTACTTTACCAAGTGTTAATAAGTCAGATGCTGCTTTATGTGCAATTACGTTAATCCAATGATGACGTTCGTCATCATTTGGAATATCCATTTCGTCAATTACTGCAAAAACTTCTGCTTGAAGATCTTCATCAAGATTAAGTGATGTTGTAACTTCCTTTTTGCGTTCTTTAGTATAGTCATTTGCTAAGTCAATATTAATAACTTCGTATAAACTTTTCATAGTGTGCTCCTATTTATAATCCTTGTCCACCAAATGTAGCACTCATTGCAATAGTAGTTCCTGCTGAAATTCCGAGAAACGCACCAAGCCCAGACATAGTAATCGGCGTTGAAGAACCACCGAAGTAGTTCCTAATTTGCGTCATTGTAATCGTTTCGCCTGTTAATGGTAGTGCCATTTAATATCCTAATTACTTTATTGTAACACACTATTTAAAGTTGTCAAGTGTTATAGCCGAATAAATCCGGCTATAACCTATTTATCTAGAAGTTTTTTCACCATTTCTTTCAATTCTGCAATCTCTGCTGCTTGTGCTTCTAATTTAGCATCTTGTTCTTTGATTGCTTCAATAAACAATGGAGCAAGTTTTTCATACTTAACAGTTAAGTATTCTTCGCCACTAACACTATAAGTTTCGCTTGTTGCGCCGCCATCTTCTCCTACAACATAGTCTCTATCAAACGGTGCTGGTGCAACAGCTTGTGGTAGTACTTTTTGTACCTGCTGTGCAATAACACCTGCTTCGTCTTTTCTACGCTCTGGGAAGAAACCAACTTCTTCTACTTTGTCCATCCAATCGTATGTTACACCGTCTAATGACTTAACTTTATCTAGTGCGTTTTCAATTGGTTTGATGTTTTCTTTTAGTCTTTCATCTGAACCGTAAGCAGTGATCTCAGTACGTGCATTGATACTACCACCTGTGGTCATATTGTTATCGCCGAGGTTAATTTGAAGTGGCCAACGACTGTCTGTTTGTTCCCATGTTGTACTATCATTTCCGTTACCACGTAGTACGTACCAAATGTTACTGTTACAATGAATCATACTACTTCTGTGATCAGTATCACGTAAATATAGTGTTGGCGAAGAATTTCTAATGTACATATTGGAAGTTTGTGCTGTTGCACTATTACGTAAGAAATCTGTACTATCTAAGCTATCTAGTGTGTTAGCATTATCGGCTGTAACACCTGTTAGTCCACTACCGTCGCCATTAATAGTTGCACCAGTAATGTTGCCTGTGATATTGATACTACCGTCACCTGTTAGTGTGCCACTGAAACTATCGTTAGCATTGCTGCGTAGGAAGGCGCCTGAGCTTACACCATCTAATGTATCTGCATCAAGTCCGCTACCTGAGCCGTCGTTGCCTGCATGCCAAATCTTATAAGCAGTTCCACCTACAGTGTATGTTAAACCATTTACACCACTGTTGATATCAACATACTCGTCTGTTCTATCATTATACAGTCTTAGCGCACTACCGTTTACATATTGAATATACGCTCTGCGTGTACCTGCTTGATAGAAGCTCATGTACGGATTGCCAGTTGAACTTTGCGTTGACAATCTTAATTGTTCATCGGCGTTTCTGTTTGCAGTAATTAGCCCAGTGTACGTATCATCAGCATTACTACGCAAGAATGCTGTGCTATCAATACCGTCTAGTGTAGTAGCATCTACACTTGTAAGTCCACTACCGTTACCAGTAAATGTGCTTGTGCCAATGTTAACATTACCGAAGCCGCTAGTAATACTACCTGCGCCAAGAGCACCTGTTCCAGTTAAGTTACTGTAAGTACCATCAATACGTGCGTTAGGAACAGTTCCTGATCCTATGTTACTTGCGTTTAGACTTGTAAGTCCGCTACCGTTGCCGTTAATAGTACCATTAAAATATGCATCTTTTGCAATTCCAAGTCCGCCATCGACAATAAGAGCACCTGTTGTACTACTTGTTGATTGTGTAACATTATCAATATTAACTTGTGTAGCACTAATAAAGTTCATACTAGATCCGTTGTCAGCAACAATAGTGTCAAGTGCAATACTTCCTACGTTTGTAATGTTATTATCATTGAAGCTAGTTGCTCCAAGACTTACACTACCAGTAGCAGTAAGTGCATCTGCACCAATGTTAATTGCGCCAAATCCACTACTAATTGCACCACTATCTAGTGTTCCTGTGCCTGTGATATCTGCTTGGTGTTGTACAACACTACTTGAGCTTATACGTGCATCTGGAACAGTACCACTTGTCAACTGCGAAGCATTAAGTGCTGTTAGATTTGTACCAACACCACTAAATCCACCTGATCCACTGTATGTTAAGTTAGTTGTATTAATAGTTGTATTAACACCTGGAACACTTAGTACATTGTTTGTAGCATTACCAATTTGCATAAAGTTACTTGTGGTGTTAGCTGCTGTTTCGATTCCATATCCAAGTAGTATGTTATTGTCACCGCTTGTGAGTGTTCTACCACTTGTAGCACCTACTACAATGTTATTATCGCCAGTTACAATTTCTAGTGCTTGGTAACCTAATGCTGTGTTAGCACTACCAGCAGTACTATTCGCCATTGTGCTTGCACCAACACTAGTGTTGTTATCGCCGATACTTGTTCTTTGTTCTTGGCTATCTGCACCAATTGCTGTGTTATTGTTTACACTTGTAGCAGCACTTAATGTAGCAAAACCTAGTGCAGTATTATTGTCTCCTGACAGCGCTCCTGTCATTGATGTTCCACCAATACCTGTGTTATGACCAGCATCAGAAGTTAAGTTTTCACCGTGTCCAAACATTAGGTTTGTAGTACCACTTGCTCCACCACGTCCTGCATTAAACCCATGTACAGTAATATCACTTGTAAATGTTTTGCCTGCTTGGCTAGTTGGCAGTCTAGCATCATTAATAGTACCACTTGATATGTTGGTAGCATTTAATGTAGTAAGTCCGCTACCATTACCAGTAAGTATTCCGCCTACATGTAAATTCTTAGCAATACCTACACCGCCGTCTACAATCAATGCACCACTAGTTGTGTTTGATGCTTGTGTTGTTTTATCAATATTAACGGTAGTTGTACTTGCAAAGTTCATGCTACTACCGTTATCGCCACTGATTGTATCTAGTGCCAAACTTCCAACATTAGTAATACTGTTGTCATTAAAGCTAGTTGCTCCAAGACTTACACTACCTGTTGCTGTTAGGTTTGAACTACCAATGTCAATATTGCCAAAGCCACTAGTAATACTACCGCCGTCGAGTGCGCCAGTATTTTGTAGACTACTGTTAATAACATTTGCACCTAGTGTGTTGGCACTTAGTACACTTGTGTTATTAATACGGTATTCTTTGGTACTTACAAGATTAGCATGTTCGCTAAAGTCCCAACTATCGTTTGCATTACTCCAAGTAATGGTATGATCAGTTGCGCCTTTAAGTGTTATACCACCGCCATCAGCTGTTGCGTCAGTAGGTGAAGCTACTGTTCCTAATTCAATGTTTTTATCATCAATTTGAAGCGTAGTTGAATTAAGTGTAGTTGTAGTACCGTTTATAGTTAAGTCACCTGTTACAATAACATCACCGGCAATGTTTGTATCACCGGTTGCATATGCTACAGTAAATTTATTTAAACTAGCACCAAATAGCAAGTTTCCTGTTGCACCAATTTGCATACGCTGCGTACCAGCTGTTAAGAAGTCTAGTTCATCGTTGTCTGCACCAGCACTAGTTTCTGGACGGATAAGTGTATCTTGATCGACATCTTTTACGCCGCCTAATGAACCCCAGTTTGTTCCATCAAATCCTTCAAAGGTACTATCATCAGTATTATATCGAATTTGTCCTTGTGCTGATGAAACATAAACTCCGCCTGCTCCTGGACGCTGCGCACTAGTTCCTACTGGAATTTTAACACTAGTTGTATCTGTAAATTTAGTATAACCTGTGAATGTTGCAATGCCTTCGCCATCAATACGCATACGTTCAGTAATTGTTTGTAAGCCTTCGCCTGTTGTACCAATTTCGCCTGTTTCAACAATAAAGTCTGCACCTGTTGCATTACCAGTACTAATACCAGGACGTAGTGTAAGAGATCCACCGGATACATCTGTACCAATACCGCCTTCACCTTTAATTAATCCTGGCAATGGTGTTGTGCCAAACTCTCCGCCGCCAACAACAACATTTTGGTTTTTAAGAACAATAGTATTTTCTTTTGATATTGTACCAACTTGTGTTACTGCTGGATCAGCATTGACGTTTATATTTGTTCTAATTGTAAATGATGTAGCATTTTCAGTAGCACCAATAACCGGCCATTGTCCGTCTAAATTACTAATTGTACTACTAGCAATAATAACAGTATCACCAATTCGAATACCTAGTGTAATTGGAGTATTAGTAAATGTAATTGATGTAGCAGTTAAAACACTACCAGTTAGTTCGTTACTTAAAAATACTTCTTCGTCGGTAATACCAGTGACTGTTGTGTTAGCAGGAATACTACCACTGCCTTGAACTGTCATACCAAATTGTATCTGTGTTGTATCACTAAACAGCAACACTTTTTCACCGTTTGAACTTGCACTTGCTGTATCAACAGCAATATCACTCAGGTTAACAACTACGTCTTGTGTATTCGTTGCTTCGTATGTATTAACAAAGTTACTAATATTTCTACTATCACTATTTTTACCAATCTTAACATTTTCTGCATCGCCACCAATTTCAACTGTAGTAACGTTGTCGTTGTAGATTTGACCTGTTGCTGTACTACTTGAACTCAGTTTAGCAGATCCAACATCTAGTCCCTCAGCAAGATCAAGTGCTGTACCCCATTCAGGTGTAACGCCGTTTGATTTTAAGAACGTATTTCTTCTACCAATATTAAGTGGATTTAAACTAGCTGCTGATTGTGCATAAATTAAATCGCCTACAGCATAAGTTGTAATGTTTGTGCCGCCTCTGTTAACTGGAACAGCACTTGTTAAGTTAGATGGGTTTAAGAAGTACGCACTATCTAGTCCGTCTAGTGTACCAGCATCTACTACACCGTCCTTAATAAACACTTCGCCACTAGCATTTGAATTTACATCAAACTGTGTTTGTAAAAACTTACTTACACCTAGACTCGAGAATGTACCTAGCGGATCAAGGTCAACATTAGAAATACCAATGTTTACTGGGTCGCCATAAAATTCTGCATTTGAACTACTACCTGTAAGTGTAATTGGGTTATCAGTTGTTGCTGCTTTTTTAATACTTTGAACAACAGTTTGATAACTACTATCACCTCTTAAGAAACTATCACTGTTTGGAACACCTGCTAATGATAATCTAGAAGGTGAAATTGTACCAGAAATAATGTTTTCAGCATCAATGTTTGTAGCAGCAAGAGTGTTCCAGTTTGATTTAATTCTACTAGATGTGTTTACAACACCAGTAACTTGTACGTTACTTGGTGTTACTCTAGCAGCACCTGCGCCTTTTGTACCAATAATTGTTCTGTTTGTTACAAGTCCATTAATACTACTTAATGCATCACTACGCAGTGTGTGCAATGTAAACGAGTTAGTTGTAATCGAACCAACAAAGAAGCGTGAACCGTCTGTCATTGAATCACCAGCAATATTTGGAAGTGCATTACTAGTACTTCCATCTGTTAGTGTGTTAAATCTAACAGCATCACCAGTTGTTAGTCCGTGGTTGCGTACAAGTACACTGTCATCAGTGATGTTGATCTGATGTAAACTAAAGTTGTGGTTGTTGTTAAGTGGAGTAGTTAAAAACTCCATTTGATTTAATAATGAGTAATCTTCGTATACTTCAAAAATATCATCAGTGATACGTTTTGCATAGTAGACTCTTTCGTTTAGCAATCCGCCAATTGGAACGTTACCGTTGGTATCGTATGTTACTGGATCACCGTCTATAAATCCGTGGTCAGCTACTGTAATTCGACTATCTGTATAGTTAACACTGCCGCCGCCTGCTAGAGTACCTGCTAAAAAGTTAATACTTCTAACATTGTCTAAACCAATATCAAACGCTGTATTTACAGCATCTACATCTTCAACAAAGTCTTGTGATGATTGCGAAGCAACAAATAGCTCACCGCCGATTATGTTAACATATGCTCTATTTTCAATAGCACCGATTGTGATTTCAAAGTTACTACCTGTACCGCCGATATCTGCGGCATTAGCACTTAGTCTATCACCAAATGCATATCCTGTACCACCTGCTGAAATATCAACATCGCTAACAAGACCTGCTGTAACTGTAATGTTTGCTTTTGCACCAGAACCAGATCCAGTAACATTTGTAAATGAAACATTTCTATAAATTACGTTACCATTAGTTGGTGTATATCCAGTACCGCCTGTAAGGTTAGCGTTATCAACATTTACGCAAACACCAAATCTTTCTTCAGTAACAGCACCTTGAGCGCCACCGTCAGCACTTGTAACAATGCTAAACACGTCACCTGTTCGTGATGTTGTACTAAAATCAATACCTGTATTTGCAATAGTAAACGATGTTGATGTCGGAGTACTTAATACTTCGCCGTTAACATTAAACGTTTCGTCTTCATTACATACTACACGTACTTGGTTTCCTACGTTTAGTCCGTGTGCTGTGCCAGTAATATGAGTTTGTATGTTACTCGATCTTGCTACACTAGTAATTGTATTGATAGTAAAGTTAAAAGTACCAGCTGGATCAAGTATTAAGAACTGACTTGTGTTTGAACTTTTTAAGAAGAAGTTATCAATAAGCTCAGTTGATGCACCTGTCGCAGTTGGGTGTACTCCACTATCAACTCCATCAACAAACAAGTTTAAGTTGTTTGTAAAGTCCCACGGAGCACCTAAACTATCGTCTGTTGCGTCCCATGCTCCGTCGATTGTAGCAACAAGAATGTTACCACTTGTTTGGAAGTTTCCTTTTGCATAACCAATAGCGCCTGCTACTCCTGGCTGTGTAATTGTAGCACCGTCGAGGGCAGTAATGTTACCGCTTAGTGTAAGTTCAATTTGTTCGTAATTTTCAGTAGCAATGTCACCAGCACTTAAATCCTTTGCTGGAATATCATCTGCTTGTAGTAATCTTGAATTATAACCATCTGTGTTTGTATTTGTAAACTGACGTGTAGCTGGAATAAGTTCGCCGTTTAACTGTCCATTAACGTTAAGCTGTACAATAGCACCCGGAACAGCAGCAGTTGACACAGTTTTGTCAACAAAGCCACCTAGTCTGTTACTAATAAACGATCTAATAGCTAACTGTGTTGTTAAACGTGCATCACTCGGTCCGCCAATTTCATCGTCACCTAAGTTAACATCGGTTGAAATTTCTTCAATAGCAACATCACTCAAACTTAGTTTCAAAGCGTCAAGTTCATCCACCTGCACTTTGTTTCTAAATGTAATGTTACCTGTTCTGTTGAACGCTGTAATAAAGTCACCAACTTTAAAGTCACCAAGTTCGTTTGTACCTGACGAATAAACACGTCCTGGTAATTCTTCATACTGTTCAAATTCGCCTCGTGTGTTACCGCCGTTTTGTGGTAAAGCATTATAGTCTGTACCTGAACCTGAGAATTCCCAAGTGTGTGATGATGAGTTAACAATACTCGGTCTGTGGAACCAAATTTGTTTCTCAGGCAAACTACCTGTGTTTGTAATACTACTACTACCGTCAGTAGCAGTAATACTAAAGGTTGATGTACCAAGTCCTAGTTTAGTTTGCACTTCGTTGATAGTAATTGCACTATTTGGAGAACTAGCATGGTCTTGTGTAATTGTACTTGAAGCATCAAATTGGATTCTAAGCACACTAGAACCAACAACTACTTCTTCAATACTTACTACTAGTCTACGTTCAGCAGGTTCCCAACTTGCAACAAATGCACTATTGTTATTTGATCCAGTTGTACCTTGTATAGCTCTACCTGCTATAAATTCATAACTTTCAGCGCCTGATTCAAGTATTAATGTTTGATATGTCTGGTGCGAACTTAAAATTTCTTCAACAAAGAATTCAATAATATCAGATCTAAAAATATGCGTTCCGGTGTTTACAGAATTGGCAAAGAGTAATACTGGAAATTCTAAACTATCATCAAATGTTAGTGTAAATGTATCCTCGTCGAGAACAACTGCATAGTATGTTTGCTCGTCGTCTAATCCGCCAACAGAAATGTTTCCGTTGTTGTCATAAACAAGTTTTTGTCCGTTTGCATATCCGTGTCCTGTAATTGTAAATACACTAGTACCTACTGCTACAGCAGTAGCAGCATTAAAGTTTGTTGTAGTTGGTGTAGGAATAAATGTATTTGTAATATCACCTTCACTACTTACTTCATTTGGCGATGGAATTTCTTCAGGCGATCTAATTGCTTCGCTAACAATGTTAAATCTACTTTGTACAAAATCTTCAATAGCAGTAGTAATTTGCGGTTTGCTTGCAATTTCAGCATTTGCATATATAGCTGCTTGTTGAATAGCTGCAATTGTTTGTAATTCTTCGCCAGCAAAAACACTACGTGTTGAGTCAGCTATGTTAGCTCTAAAATAACTTAAACCAGCACTACGTGAATATCTGTTACCAGTATCCCATGTATCTTTAGCAACAGCTTCTACAATTAATTTTGTATCTCTAATACATTTTGCACGATCGTATGTAAATCCGTACCATTTGTAAGTATCAATTTCTTGATTAATATATCTAGTAACACGTTGTGCAATGTTAGCAGCACCAATTGCATCTAATCTAATAAAGTCATCTTGTAAAGTTTGACTTACACTTAATGCAGTTAAGTCAAGTGCAATAGGATCAGCTAATAAGCCTGCATCAGTTTCAATATGTTGTATAATTTCGCCAATACGTGTTTTAGCAAAATTTGCTTCAGTATCTGTTGCAGGAGTACCTGATGTATCTTGAGTTTCAGTGTTGCCTGTGGATATACTTACTGCTTCTTCTTTGATAAGTTGTTCTACAAGTGTTTTTAGTCTTTCCCATGCAGCAAGTGTAGTTAATTTTTGTCCAGTTCCATAAACACTCGAACCGTCAACAAAATATTGTTGTGCAGCAACAAGAGATTCCAAATTGCCTCCAGTTGAAAGATCATATGTTAATGCGTCAACAATTTTACTTACATCATTTTCACATGCTGCTTGATTATAATTAAATCCTGTAAAGAAAGGAGCAGTGTTAGAGTTAACTTGACTTGAAATCCAAGCTGTAATTTCTTTTTGTAAAAATAATTTGTTTGCAATAAGTTGCGCCACAGCATTTCCGCTGTCTGTGTTAATAGCTGTTGGCAATACTCGTGTATCTACTAACTCATCTCCTGGTGCGCTTGTTGAGCTACCGTTGTCAAGTATTTCAATAACTTCTTCCCAAAGTGCATTTGTTCTGTTTGTAAAGGTAGCGTCTTGTACAATTCCAGCTGTAAATGTTTTTGCTTGAGCAAATGAATCAATGTGCTGATCTTTTTGTGCAGCAAATATATCGGCTGGAAAGCGACCATTAAAATATGTTAATGCTGCTGTTAATGTTCTTGCATTACTATTTAATGCAGCATCGTGTCTAATAGCATCAACTAATAAACGTGTGTCTCGACGACACTTTTCTTCGTTGTAAGTGAATCCAGCATAGATACTTGACGATCCTGAGTTTGCTGTTGCAATTTGTCCTTGGATCCAAGTATCGGTATCTGTAGCAATTTGTGTAATTTTATTTTGTAGTAAATCGTGTGCAAAACGATATCCTGGTTCTCTATAACGTAAAACAAATTCTTCAACTGGAGAATCACGATTAATGCCAACAATAGTAAGTGTTTGTTTACCATCACTTGCACCAGTTGATACAACGTGTGCTCTATCAAATTCAAATGCTTTTGGTGAATAACCACTAGATCTCAACGCATACAATCCAAAGTTTGTAGCGGAGTTAGTAATGGAACAATAACCACCTGACTGTGTATAAACACCGTTGAGTAGGAAAATTTGGAAACAAGACACGATCTGTGCATAAGCATCGTTGAGTAGTCGCCAGCCTGTACCACCGAATGAAAGCATGGTGTATGCGTTAGCAACCATTGATTTACCTTGTTCAGGTGTAGCACCAATAACCGGATTCTCAGCTTCGATATTATAACGAGGAACGTTTGGAGATTCAACTAATGCACCGTCAATCTTAGCACCACTACCACCCAAGAACGAAATAATCGAACAGTTCTGTGTATATGGCGAAGTAACAATAGTAGGTTTAGTATCAGGTAAATTTGTGTATTCGGTTCTATCTGTTACATCAGTAGCATTAGGATCGTCAAACACTGTAGCATAATCCCAAGTAATAAGAGGAACTTGGTTATCATCAACGCCGTCACGGAAAGTAAATTCACCAAAGTAACAAGCATTACGTACACGGAACATATCCAAGTTAGCATTAGCTGGACGTACAATACACCCACGCAAACCGTCGCCTTTAACAACAACGTTGTCTGGAATAATAAGTGGGTTATCTTCTGTATAGTCGCCAACAGCAACTTTGATGTTTACTCTAATACCTGTTACTGTTCCATCTGGATTATAAACAATAGCACTAGCAAGTTTACAAGCACGTTTAATAGTTTTAACTGGAGCACTTTGTCCGTCGTTGGCATCGTTAAC